CCTCCACCCGAGCTTGATGCTGACGCGCTCGGGGCGTCCAGAACGCTCCAAGTGCTCATCATCGACGCTCGCAACGTCGACGGCGTTAACCGCGTTAAAGGGTAAGGTTTTGAGACCAAACCCTTGATACGGAAAACGCAGGAGACACTTGAGTAGGGCACCATTCCCCTCGAGATGATCTTGAGGAGATTTGGCCACCACGTAGTAGCCCTTAGTCATGGGGCTGTGGTGGTATGGATGAAGTCGCTGGAATTGATAACCCAGCAACGACTCCCTGCCCAACAGTGGGGATGATGGAGCGACATTTGGGAAGTGTTGTAACAGCTTACCCAAAAGCCTATCCATCATAGCTGCTGACCTCCACAAACCAGCTTGATAAAGCTGGTTACGGAGAGAAACAGCTGAAATGACCCCACTAGCATCTGTCCGTCGTGACGGAAGTAATTCTCTGACCCTGACGATTGAAACGTCATGGCCATCGTAATACTCCCGTCCGCAAGACTCTCTGAACTTACCGGTCCAGAAAGACTTGCTGATATTAACGGCAAACCCAAAAGTTTGCAGTCTATCAACAACGGATAGCACATTATCTTTGGGAACGATAATATCATCCCCAAAGACGCGCACCTGCCTGGAGTAGCCATGGATGGCTCTCCTGGAAAGCGGGGCACTTAGCTCCCTTTCAATCCCCATAAAGACAAGGGTCGTAAAGACCATTGCCTCGAAGGGAAAGCAGAGAGCTGAACCCATAGATGCGAACTTGGCGAGGCGTTGAACGCCAAAGCCAGGCACATCAGCCTTTCGGGAACGACACGCGTCGACCGCCTGAAGCAATTCAGGATGGTCTTCGAGCATCGCCCGTACATGCTGATTCGAGACACGATCGGAAGCCTCACTCAAATCGAGTGTGGCGAGATTCCCGTTAAGGGATCCCTCCATGGCCATAGCCCGGTTAGGGTTCTGGTCATCGAAACCGATAATGCGCGAGAGGAGACTATCCTCTTTGAACGCATCAAGAATACTGCGAAGGAGACCCTGCTGCACATATTGCATGGCAGCTGGCTCAATCGCAATAATTCTCGGTGTCTTGAGCGTCTTAGGAACTGTGATAACCCTAACGGGTAACTCAGCTCCGGGTTCGGCGATGTCAAGCTCCTCACTCAAAGAATCCTTTTGGGATTGATTTGAAATGAGAAACTCTTCAGCCGGGAAAACCCGGTGAAGACGAGCGGGCCAGGATCGTAGATCGAACTTAGCATTGCTGCTAAGGCGATCAGCGACTGCTCCGGGACCGTGCTTCGGCTTTATCCTTCCCCAGTGGACATCTCTGTCCACCTTACGGAAAAGATCGCCGAAAAGCATATCTGAGATACGCTTGAAATCCTCCATTTCTGAAGGGTCAAGTGCAGAATCAGATACCTTGACATCGCGCTCACACTGGACATACTCAGACATAGCACGCCGTTGGCGACGGGGACTTACGTCTCCATCACCAGGGTTGGCGATTTTGCTAAACATCAGTGTTAACTGACGCAAAGCAAATATTGCTTCTATGTCTGGGCAGTCCAGAAGCGCACCACTACTAGGATCGAACACACGTCCAAGGAAACCTTGTAGAAATACAGGGAAACCAGTAAGAGAATTCTTCTTAAAAGAAGAATTCTCCCAAGGGACGACACGACCTTGGTCAAGCCATTTTTGGATGACTTTTCCATAGTCTGTCAGGGTTATCGCCAAAAACGATAACCCCTCGTGTTCAGTCCGCCTCAAGACGGTTTTTACGTCTTGAGTGGCGCTGGTGCAGCATCTCACAGCCAAATCTTCGGCTGTGATGGACCAGAGTGACGTCAGGCTTTTCATGTTCCCTCCTTATCAGAGGTGGACATTCCCTAGCCCTGTCGTCGAAGTATGCTCGTGCCCCTGCGGGGCGCGGTTCGACCGCAGGATTTGACCTTTCGGCCTCATCCTGCTGAACCTTGAGCAGTGACTCAGTCACCCCGACTAAACACATACGGCCTAACAGCCAGTGTTTAGTACGGCGTCACCAACCAGATACAGAAAGTTGACTAGAAACACGATTCCTGCTATCGCTTTCGCGGTAACAGTAGTACGTGGATCTGTGTCAGCTTTCCGTCTTCCCAGCGAATTACGCCGGGATGCCGAACGATGATGTACACCAATCTTTCGATCGATGTAATCAACGAGTCGGTCTGGCGGCTCCTCTTCACGAGCCAATGCTGGTGAGTCTTACGACTCACCGGCAAGTAGCTTTGTGACAAGGATGCCGGAATTGGCATTGAGCATCGCGATAAACGCGTCGCTCAACGCCTTGACCTCGGTCGGCGTATAGCCGTCCTTCGGAATGTCATACACGATGTACGCGGACATGGATCGCTCCACGTTCGTGTCATCGCGAAAGACATCCGGTGAGATCTTCTTGGTGTCGACCCGCAGCACGCGCCGAATCCGCTTGCCATAGTCATGGCTTGCGGAGACGACAACCGTGCCGTCAGCATTCGAGTACTTGGTCTCGTCCCCGTTTCGCTCAGTGAGCGGAAGGGACGAGGCGGCACCCGAAATGGTGATAGCGAGTGGGTCGGTGAACGACATGGGCATCACTCCTAGGAGCATGGTTAGCTCCCTCGGCGTCTATATACGGTGGTACGAACATCACTTCTTACCACCCTTAGATAAACCAAGGGCAGCAATGATGGATTTCTGGAAGGTCGAAAGACCATCAAAAGAAATCCCGAAACCATACGGTTGTGCCTGCTTCCGAATCTTGGTCTCTGTGACAAGAGTTATCGGAGGAGGTCTATGGTTACCACGAAACTGATGGTTACCATAGAATGTATAGTGGTACTTATCAACAGTATGTTGCATAATGTACCCATACATCAAAACCTGACCATCGATCTGGAACGCTGAGAAGTTTCGAAGAACATCCCCAGCGTTGGTAAACCAGTCGATGGCCCAGCTCCACGGTGTAAGGTTCCATATGGACTCAGGTGTTACCGTGAGTCCATATGCTTTCTTGGCTAGTATGACCTGCCGTGCCATATCCGTCTTGAGACTTCCGTCTCGAGATGGGAGATAGTACGAAAAGGCCCCACTAAACCAAGTCTTCCTGACCATTTCATGAGTCAGGACAACCCTACCCGTATTCGGTGCCCAGATATCGTACATGTCAGATGATACTGGAGGTGAACACCATGGATTCCATGGTGGCCCCCAGTCATCGACTTTACGATAACTAGTCACGTCAGGAAACACATAACGTCGTCGAACCATCTTGCCAGAGTCTCGCTCATATTGCGATATAATCGCATCATGATCGACAATGATCGCGGCAGTTTTGCCGAGATCATCTGCAAGTGGTTTCCAACCAAACTGGTAGTTCAGATACTCATCACCAATGGCTTTACGCCGTTCGCGATGGGTCATCTGACCCCAGGTGCCAAGAACGGAACCGAGAAGTTTGGGAATACCCTCCTTCACGATTTCGCCTATGGCACTGGTTAGATCGACGATAGGACTAGTCGGAGAACACCTAGCGATAGCAATCGATCCAAGCTCATCGAGTTCATCAGAACCCGAATTAGAACTTGGAGGGAAATGCATATCGGTAGGGGATAGAGGCAGCATAGAACCGGTATAATCACCGATTTTACCCTGACTACTATCCATATCCACTTCCCAATGAAGATGAACATCGTGGTTAAACTTATCCACGACATACCTCTTCTGGGAGTAGAAAAGTCCTCCGGTGTCCCCGTTGAAAATACCGCTTTTGCGGCCATTCCAACCGGCATGTGTTTCGGACTCAGTAACCTGAGTCCCCTGCAGTGAAGAGAACTCGCCTAGGCTTCCCCTTTGCCTCCGGTAACCATTACGGTTACCGAAGAAATAGGTGGAAGTTTCCAGATCACCAGCTTTAAAAGCTGGTGCTGGAACTACTCGTTTTCGAGTACCCAAACGCGTCCCTCCCTGTAGGCTGAACCTGATATGGTCCCGTTCGCTTGCGCGAACGATGTTGTACCAACGCATGGGCCCTCGTGAGAGG